GTTTGGGGTTTCTCTTTGTTTTGTCATGTTAGTAATTGCTCACATTTTTGTGGATAACTTTTCCCTGATTTTCCGCATCCAGTTGCCCCTACCTGCCCCTAGCGTATACGCTTTAGGGGCGGGGCGGGGCGATTTAACTGGCTTTTGCCCCTAATCCCTAAAAACCCCTAGGGGAAGTCAGGGGCGTTTAGGGGCGATTCTTTGCCTCACTTTTTTGCATCATCATGGCGCTGACTTGAACCTCGTTGATGAAAATCCATCCATGCTCGAAGGTCTCCAGCGTGCCTGCGTTAAGCAGTTGCGCAATGATTCCTTCTGGTCTGGATGCCTCGGTTTTGTTCTTTGCGGTGCGTTCGGCCATGCCATCTTTGACCAGCAAATCGCGCAGTGCTGACCTGCTTAAGTAGGGTAAACCATCACGTTCTTCTGCACCTGATGACCACCAAGCACGTTCAACTGTCCTGACATTCTCGTCATGTTTTGTGGGTTTTTTGTGTGGTTTTGTGGCATTTGATTCATCGTCTGGGATGGCCACGCAGGTTGTTGCAGGGCCACCGAACTTTGAGATTCCCATCTCAACCACTTCCAGTTTGAAGTAGATCGCCTCGCCTTTGCTTGGCAGTTCGCGCTGTTTGGTCACGTTGACCATACGGATGCCTTCTTTTTCGATTACTTCGATTTCGGTGTCGATGTGTGCTCGGATGCCTGACCATCCACGTGCGCCTTTGGCTGCGTCTTTGCCGTTGTGGTGGATGATCATCAGGGCTGCGCCTGTTGCGGTGGCCACCTGATCGAATCTGGCCATGACTGGCCCCATGTCCTCACCGCTGTTTTCGTTGGCTCCTGCGCTCATTCTGGCCAGTGTGTCACCGATGATCAGGCGCACTGGTTTGCCTTTGATCTGTTCGATGGCTCTGACCAGTTCAATCACATCTTGGGCATCTTGGTCGCCGTTGTAGAAGTTCATCGGGACTGGCACCATTGCCAAGTTCTCAAGGTCGCAGCCGTGGTACTTCTTGATGGCCTGCATGCGTGATCGGATGCTGGCAGGGGCTTCGCTGGCCAGATAGATCACCAAGCCTGCATCGGTCTTTCTGCCGTAGCACTCGGTGCCGGTTGCGATGGCTGTGGCCACCGAGAGCGCCCAGAATGTTTTGCCTGAGTTGCTGTCACCGTAGACCACCACCGAACTGCCGATGGTCATGAGGCCTTCGACCAGCTCGTCTGGTGCTTCGTAGTCGCTGCCGAGTTGGTCACCGAATACGACTTTGAGCTTGTCAATCACCGCTGTTCCGGTCTGTTGGATCAGCAGGCCTGCCAAGTCGTGACCAGCCTGTGCATAATCGTTGGCATCACCGAGTATCGGAGGCATAACCATGCGTGCACCGTACTTGGCACTGGCCTGCTCTGCGTAGCGTTGACCGACACCGCTTTGGTCATGGTCTGCGACGATCACGATGTCTTGGGTTGCTCCATACATTTGCCTGAGTGTGCCAGTGACCGGAACCAAATTGCTGGCGCTGTAGGCCACCACGACCGGCCTGTCGGTGGTCTCATGAATGGTGGCTGCCGTTGCGAATCCTTCGGCCACGAACAGGGTGCCAGGCTCATCCAGTGAGCCTACCATCCAGAACTTGCCACCTGTTTGACCGCCTGGGTGGTAGAGCTTTCCACCATCCTCATCGATGTATTGCAGGGTGCTGAGTGTTCCATCTGCATCGTAGAGTGGCACCATCAATCGGCCATCGCCTGTGGTGCGTACACCGTGGGTTTGGATGCCTTTGCGTTTGAGATAAGGGTGATCAGGGTGAGCCGCCACACCACTGAGCCAGATTTTTTCGACTGTCTCGCTGGCGACTTGATGCTGGCGTTCTTGAGCTGCTTCGCGCAGGACTTTTGACTCGTTGATTCGTCTGGCGTGGGCCATTTCCTCAAATTCAGTCAACTTGCGCCCTACATCAGCTCGCCATGTCACTTCCATGCCTGCTCGCCAGCATCCAAACCGACCGGCTGGGATTCCATCACCAAACACCAGATACCAGCCTGGCTTGTCACCGTGGCCAGGTGCGCCTTTGGTGCCTGACCGGAACCTGTGAATCTTGCCGTCCATCAGGATTTCGTCTGGTGGCTCCAGGCCTGCTGCACGCATTGCGTCAATGAGCTGGGCCTCTGGCGGTGCAACCCGCTTTTCTGGTGGCGGTGCCCAAGGCCCACCGAGCACTTTGGAGAGGTCAGCCATTGATTGTGGCCTCCTGCCTGGTGAGATAGTCGCTCAGGGCTTTGACCGTGTCATACAAGGGCTTGGATTCTTCCTGCATGAACCGGTAAACCGTGGCTGGATGCACACCGGCATTCTCTGCAACCCTTTTGAGATTGGCATCTTCCAGCCTTTTTTTGATTTGCTCAACAGTCATCATAATTTGCACCTTAAAAAAAATATTTGCGGAAGTGCTTGCACTATACCCCATTTTTGGTTTATGATGCAAGCACGCCTCGAACTGATCCCCAGACGGAGGTGCAAAAAAAGGAGAGCCAAATGGCTATCAATTTGAAGTCGACCGGAGGCCTGACCGCCAATGGAGTGAAGTTGTTGGTGTACGGCCAAGCCGGTGCAGGTAAGACCACCCTGGTCAAGACCTTGCCGAATGTGATCGTGCTTTCAGCTGAGGGTGGCTTGCTGTCCATTCAGGACGCTGATCTGCCCTACATCGAGATCGCCAGCATGGATGACTTGCGCGAGGCATTCAGCTGGTGCCGCGATAGCAAGGAGGCTGCTGGGTTTGAGTCGGTGGCGCTGGACTCAATCAGCGAGGTGGCCGAGGTGGTGCTGTCGCATGAAATGAAGAAGTCCAAGGATGGCCGCGCTGCTTATGGCGAGATGAACAGCACCATGCAGGAGTTGATTCGCGCCTTCCGCGATCTGCCAGGCAAGCATGTCTTCATGTCGGCCAAGTTGGAGAAGTCCACCGACGAGATGGGCAAAATGCTCTACAACCCAGGCATGCCAGGCAAGAGCCTGACACAAGGCCTGCCTTACTTCTTTGATGAAGTGCTGGCGCTGCGTGTCGAGCGTGATGCCGAAGGCGTGACCCAGCGTGCTTTGATGTGCGACTCGGACGGCCTGTGGCTTGCCAAGGATCGCTCTGGCAAGTTGGAGGCTTGGGAAGCGCCTGATCTGGGTGCAATCATTACCAAGATTGGTGGCAAAGCATGAGCGACTTGCAAACCCTGAGCGCAGATTGGCTGCGCTACAAAAGCGACGAAGAAAAGGCCACGACCGAGCGCCGCAAGATCGAAGATCAGATGGTCAAATTGCTGGCCATTCCTGAGAACTTCGAGAGCACCGAGACCGCCGAGCCGCAAGGCTTTGTGGTCAAAATCTCTGGGCGCATCGACCGCAAAGTTGACGGTGACAAGGTGCAGGAGCTGGCTGCCGAGTTTGGTCTGACCGAGCATTTGGCCAAGTTGTTTCGCTGGAAACCTGAGATCAACATGGCAATCTGGAAGGCATCAGACGAGTCCATCACCAAGCCGCTTGCGGCTGCAATCACGGCCAAGCCTGGCCGCCCATCTTTCAAAATTATCCCCAAGGAGTAAATCATGGCTTTTTTAAACGAAGAATTCAACGTCAACGAACTGCCCCAAGGCAATGGCAACTTTGAGCCTTTGCCTGCTGGCTGGTATACCGCCACCATCTCGCAGTCTGAGCTGAAGGACACCAAGGCTGGCAACGGCCAGTACATCAAACTGCGTTATGACATCACTGGCCCGAGCCACCAAGGTCGCGTGGTATTTGGCAACTTGAACATCAAGAATGCCAACCCCAAGGCCGAGGAGATTGGTCGCCAGCAGCTGGGCGACATCATGCGTGCCATTGGCTTGGGCAAGGTCACGGACACCGACCAGTTGATTGGTGGTCAGATCGGCATCAAGTTGGAGGTGAAGCAGGACGAGCAGTATGGTGCCAGCAACGAGGTTAAGGGCTTCAAATCCTTATCCGGCAGTGCAGCACCTGCTGCCGCTGTAATTCCTGCCAAGGCCGCTGCGCCAGCTCCGGCAGCGCCTGCCAAGGCCGCACCGCCTTGGGCCAAAAAGTAAGCAAGAAAGAAAGCCCCCACCTTGTGGGTGGGGGCAAAAGTTGGCAACAACAAAAGGAGAACCACATGAAGATTCCCGAACCAGATAATAGCATCCAGTCATTGATCGACAAGCACCACGAAGAGCAGTCAGAGGTGCCACGCGCACACCTTGGGGCCAGCACGCTGGGCCATGTGTGTGACCGGTGGCTGTGGCTGTCGTTTCGCTGGGCTGTGCAGCCGAACTTTCCTGGTCGCATCCTGCGCCTGTTTCGCCGCGGCCACCAGGAGGAGGCCAACATCATCAGCGACTTGCGTGCCATTGGCATCGATGTGCGCAAGGTCTCTGCCCAGCATCGGGTGGACTTTGGCAGCCATGTGTCTGGCTCAATCGATGCCATCATCGACAAGGGTGTGCCAGAAGCTCCCAAGGCCAAGCACATTGCCGAGTTCAAGACGGCATCCAAAAAAGCATTTGATGACCTGGAGAAGAATGGCGTGGAGAAGTCCAAGCCTGAGCACTTTGTGCAGATGCAGGTCTACATGGCAGGCACTGGCATAGATCGTGCGCTGTATTTGACTGTCTGCAAGGACGATGATCGCATCCACACCGAGCGCGTGAAGTTCGACAAGGATGTGGCAGGCAAGGCCATTGCTCGCGGCCAGCGCATTGCTTTGACCGACCGCATACCTGAGCCGATCAGCTCGGATGCGAGCTGGTATCAGTGCAAGTTCTGTGATGCGCATGAGTTCTGCCACCAGAGCAAGACCACCAAGCATGTGAACTGCCGCACCTGCGCTTTGGCCACAGCAATGCCTGACTCGACTTGGCACTGCGCCAAGTGGGATGCTGAGATTCCTTTGGATTCGCAGCGCACTGGCTGTGAGGGTCATGTCCTGCACCCTGATCTGGTGCCTTGGCAGCGCAAGGATGGGCCTGACGAGTTCACCGCTGTGTATGAGATCAATGGCGTGAATCTGGCCAACGGAGACCCTGAGCAGGAAGGTGTGTTTGGCTCCAAGGAGCTGCTGGCCAATGCCAAAGCCTGCGCCAGCGGTGATGTGTTCATCGCTGAGATGCGCAGGGACTTCGGCGGGAGGATTGTGGGATGACTGACGCAGAGATCGCGGGATACATGGATTGGCGCGGCCCAGGCGCTTACACCGAACGCCAGCTAGTACGCATTCGCCGCATCGTCGAGGAGGTTAGGAGGCGCGAACGTGAGGCGTGTGCAAAGGTGTGTGATGACTTAATAGCACCAGATTATTTAGATGGTTTGGAGCAAGCTGCGTGGGATTTTTCTTCTATTGAATGTGCTGATGCCATCAGAGCAAAAGGGCAAGCATGAGTAAGCTGTGGCTGGATAGAACCCTGCTAGTAGGCCCGTTCTTAGCTTTGGCTACCTCAGAAGCAGAGTTAAAAATTTTGGTCAAAGAAGCCAAGGTTGAACCGCCAGAGCACTGGTGCGGCAACTCAAACTGGCACGCTTGCACCCACACCTGGTACAACCCTGAAGGTCTAGTTTGCATTGTCTGCATTAACCTAGAGCACACAAAAAACATGAAGTCAACGCATGTTGCGGCCCTGATTGTTCACGAAGCAACGCATGTCTGGCAAGAAACAAAACAAACAATTGGTGGAAACATCGGCAATGAGTCCGAGGCTTATGCAATGCAAAACATTTGCCGAGAACTATTTGACGCGTACTCCATCCGAGCAAGGGGCCGTGATGCTGCGTGACTACCAGCAGCGAACCATCGACCAGCTTTATGCGTGGTTCGAGGCTGGTGAGCCAGGCAACCCATGCCTGGTGCTGCCGACCGGGTCCGGCAAGAGCCACATCGTCGCCGCCTTGTGCAAGGATGCTTTGCAGAATTGGCCGGAGACCGTGGTGCTCATGCTGACCCACGTCAAGGAGCTGATCGAGCAGAATGCCGAGAAGATGCGCCAGCATTGGCCTGGTGCACCGCTTGGCATTTACAGCGCCAGCATCGGCAAGAAGCAGCTCGGCGAGCCGATCACCTTTGCAGGCATCCAGTCGGTGCGCACCAAGGCCAAGGAGCTGGGCCACATCGATCTGGTGCTGATCGACGAGTGCCATCTGGTCAACCATAAAGACGAGGGAGGCTACCGCAAACTGCTGGCCGAGCTGAAGGCCATCAATCCGCACCTGCGGGTGATTGGCCTCACGGCCACGCCCTACCGCCTAGGGCATGGCCTGATCACCGACAAGCCTGCGCTGTTCGATGCCTTGATCGAGCCGGTGACCATCGAGGAGCTGATCTTCAAGAAGTACTTGGCCACGCTGCGCAGCAAGGTCACCAAGGCCAAGCTGGACACCACTGGCGTGCACAAGCGTGGCGGGGAGTTCATCGAGTCCGAGCTGCAGGCCGCTGTGGATACCAAGGACAACAACGAGCGCGTGGTGCGCGAGATCGTCGAGCTGGCAGGCGAGCGCAAGGCGTGGCTGGTGTTTTGCACAGGTGTCAAGCACGCCAAGCACATCGCCGCTGTCCTGCGCCAGCATGGGGTGGCTGCTGAGTGCGTGACAGGCGAGACGCCAAAGAAGGAGCGCGAGCGCATGCTGGCCGACTTCAAGGCCGGACGGCTGCAGGCTCTTACCAACGCCAACGTGCTGACCACCGGCTTCGATTACCCAGACATCGATCTGATCGCCATGCTGCGCCCCACCATGAGCGCGAGCCTGTACGTGCAGATGGCAGGCCGGGGCATGCGGGTGAAGTCGCACATCGATCACTGCCTGGTGCTGGACTTTGCTGGGGTAGTGGCCACCCACGGGCCGATCACCGCTGTGCAGCCGCCCAAGAAGGCCGGAGAGGGCAATGGTGAGGCACCGGTCAAGGTCTGCGACAACTGCGGGGAGCTGTGCGTCATCTCGGTGTCTGTCTGTCCTGCCTGCGGCCATCCATTTCCCGAGCCGGAGCGCAAAAAGCTGGAGCTGCACCAGGACGACATCATGGGGTTGGAGGGCAGCGATCTGGACGTGACAGGCTGGTCCTGGCGCAAGCATGTCAGCAAGGCCAGTGGCAAGGAGATGATCGCCGTGACCTACTACGGTGGCCTGAGTGATCCGGCCATCACCGAGTACCTGCCGATCTTGCACGAGGGATATGCGGGACAGATGGCCATGCAAAAGCTGGTCAACATGGCCGAGCGCAGTCAGATCGTGCCTGGTGGCCTGAATGTGCAGTCGCTGGAGGAGATGGTGGCCAACATGAACCAAACGCAGCCACCGGCCAGCATCGAGTTCAAGCGCGATGGCAAATTTTTCAGAGTGATGAAAAGGAGATGGGCATGATTGACAAACCGACCACCAGACCGAGCGAGCCGGAGTTTTTGATTCAGTGGCGTGAGTGGGACAAGGCCGGGCCACCCAAGTGCTGCCACACCTGCGAGCACTACGGGGTCGATGGCCTGTGTGTTGAGTTCTTCATGACGCCGCCCGAGGACTTTGCGGCCAGCATGGATGCCTGCGATAAGTGGGAGCGCGAATGTC